CTGCAGCGGCACTTGCCGAGTTACTTGCGTTAGTTTCACTTGTTGCAGCATTAGTCTCAGAGGTAGCAGCGGCAGCGGCACTATCAGCAGCAGCTGTAGATGAACCCAAGATAGCATCTACGTATGTCTTGTTAGTGAGGTCAGCGCCATTAGTAGGGCCATAGGTAGTAGTAACCTTAGCACTACCCATGTCGATAGCACCTGTCATAGTACCACCAGCTAAACCAAGAAAGTTTGTGTCTATATAAGTCTTAGTCGCTGCGTCCTGTGCTGCAGTCGGATCATCTAAGCCAGTGATCTTATTAGCACCCATAGCAATAGCACCAGTCATAGTACCACCTGCTAGTGGTAACTTAGTAGCAATGCTAGTGGTTACAGTGTTTGCAAAGTCTGCGTCATCGCCCAGCGCAGCAGCCAGTTCGTTTAACGTATCTAGTGCAGCAGGTGCGGAGTCAACCAAGTTAGCTACGGAGGTATCTACATACCCCTTAGTTGCAGCATCATTTGTATTAACTGGTGTAGTCAGGTTAGTGATGGTAGCTGTAGTACCAGCATTCATGTTCAACGTACCATTAACTGTTACGTCTTGGAACGATGATGTACCTGTAGAAGTTACGTTACCTGTCAGATTACCTGTGACATTGCCTGTTACATTTCCAGTGACGCTACCTGTTACATTACCTGTAAGTGGACCTACAAAGCTAGTACCTGTAACTGTTGTACCTGTTATAGCTGCAGGAGTTGCTGCACCAATAGTAGTACCGTCAATAGCCCCGCCATTAATATCAACAGTCGCCAAGGTGGCTTGTCCAGATGTCGATACAGTTGTAAAGCTACCAGCAGCAGCACTAGAAGCACCGATAACTGTATCATCAATGTTACCTGCATTAATGTCTACGGTAGTTAGTGTGGATGTACCTGTGGCTGACAGTGCAGTGAAAGCACCTGTAGAAGGAGTAGAAGCACCAACAATAACATTATCAAGAGTGCCACCATTAATGTCTGCGGTAGTAAGCACAGTAGTACCAGTAGCAGTCAAGTTAGTGAAGCTACCAGCTACAGGTGTAGTATTACCAATAACTGTATTGTCCATTGCACCTGAGTTAATATCAGCAGATGTAATAGTTGTTGTACCTACAAGAGCAGATGTACCATCAACACTTAGATTACCTGTAAGCCCTACGTTAGTGAAGTTACCCGCAGCAGGAGTAGTGCCACCAATTACCGTAGCGTCAATAGTACCACCAGTAATAACTACAGAGTCGATATAGCCTATACCATCAATGTACAAATCTTTAAACTCAGCACCTGCAGCACCGAGGTCAATGTCATCATCAGTTACAGGTACAATAGCACCGTCTTGAATGCGTAGCTGTTCTACTGCAGAGCCACTCACCTCTGTGTATACACTGATACGGTTGTTTACTGTATCTACGACTACTTTGTTCTGACCATCAAGATCAGCAATGAGAGGTACATAAGTACCTTCAGCAGAAGTGCCATCGTGTTTGTGACCCGTGCTGCTGTTGAAGGCATCACGGATAGCGTTAAACTCTGCGTTTACTGGTGCAGCTTTGATAACCGCATTTGCGATAATGTCAGCTACGGACTGTCTGGTATATCCCGCCATTTAGAGTCTATCTCCCACCCCGAAAGTAATCACTATGCCTTGAATGCTGTGTGATGCGTTTGTATCGTTTGTTACGTATTTAAGTGATGCCGACTTACCTGAGCCTGAAACGTTAGTACGCTGTACTGGTGCAGGGTTGCCATCAAAGATTGCGGTACTGTCATACAAGGCTTCGTTGTAGTAGGCTGCAGCACCTTGTGTTGTTAGTGTAAAGTTAGTTGGGCTTAGTGTATCAACATCTTCGTAGTCATACAAGGCAGACATAACGATCTCATTGTCACCCTCAGAACGTAAGTAAGTAGCTACAGTGTAGAATACTTTACGCTGTTCTGGGTCTTGCATATGAAAGAATGGTGTCTGGAATACACTAAAGATATCTTCACCATCAAAGCTATTGCCTTGCTCTTGGCGGTGTACCTTACCGCTGCTATCACCATGTATAACAAACTCGTACTGCCCAATGTAACCAGAGGTAGCACACGTAGTGAATACACCAAGCATCTGCCCGTACTCAAACTGCAAACCATTAGGCGTCTGTCTAAAGCCACCAATAATGCCTTGACCATCTGCAGCACCAAGGAAGAAACGGAATTGTGTCTTCTGACGAATAACTACAGCGTCTAGCTTATCTAAGTCTACATCAAATACAACATCAGTAAAGATAGACTGAATATCTTTAGATACTGTCTCAAGGTTAACGTCACCAATCTTATCAGTACCACCAATAGGACGTAAGCCATCTTGAGAGAGGAACAGCAAGTCCCCACCAATCTCAACTACACTATCTGTAGCAAGGCAACCCAAGTCATCCGTAACTTCCTGTACTACAAAGTCTGAGATGTTGTTGCCTACAAGCTTACGGATATTGTTAGTACCAAAGATGTACAACGCATCACGGAAAGACTTGATAGCTACAATAGGGAAGCCTACGTTGATAACACCTGCACCATCAGCAGGGTCATAGTTATACTCATCATAAGGAGCAGAGAACCAGATGTTAGTACGTTCTGTTGCATCAGAGGCAAGGAACATGTGATTCTTAAATACGTGAGCTACTTTAGGTGCGCTGGGCGCATTAGCATCAGTAATCTGTGTGTAGGCTGTGCCTGTGTAGACTGCAGCAGGGTTAACGCCATCAGTGATGATTACTTCGTCATAACCCCAGTTGTATTTAGTGAAGCGTACTTTAGGGTAAGTCGATACGTCTACTGAGGCAGGTGTAGTAATAGTAACCCAAGCAGATGTAGCAATATCCCAGTAGTACAGATAGTTGGTACTTCCTGTGTCATACCGTGCAGCTAGGATGCCATCGTTAACACCATTAGCTACGCATACACCCAACACGTTACCAAAGCCAGGTACAGTACCATAGTCATTGCTGTAGCCACTGATCTTACGGTAGCCACCAGTAACAGCAGGCTCGTAGTTAATCAACGAGATAGCTGAACCCGGCTGTGTCTCACCCTGTGATAGCACATCACGGCTGGTGTTAAGACCGCCTTGGCAGAAGACTTTAAAGGAGGCTAGATTATCAGCCATTAGTACCCGCCATTAAATGAGGTAGTGTTACCTCGTGTAACTACAGTAGAACGTAACTCAATAGCGTCATCCATCAAGACACGGCGCATAGCTTTGATGCCATCCTCAAAGTTCTTCTGGTGCATGGATGCGCTCTGCTCGTTGCTACGGAAGCGCATCATAAACATCATAGCACCATCAATCAACACATGCTTAAAACGATCTGGGATAACACATACGTCATTGTACACTGTCATGTCATTAGGGTAAGACCAATAGACGTACTCAATCTCGTATGCTGCATTCGGAATAGGTGTAACACCAAACTTCGCTTCAAAGGTTTGATACACAGTTGTAGGAGCACCTTCACCATTAACAGTATCGCCTGTGTCATCACCTGTACGGAAGTTCTGGATGTAGGACTCATAAGAGATAGGAGAGAGCCTACGTGGTCCGTTACCCTGTGCGGTAAGCTGTTTGATGTAGAACGTATCCCAGTCAGCACTAGAGTAGTTTGAAGGGAAGTCATACTGGCGAGTGCCAGCTGTCAGAGCTTGAGTATATGTAACTTTAAGGAAAGGCCACTCCTGACCGTCCTGTAGAATAAGTCTAACGCTACTGTTGATTGCATCCTTAGCTAGAGCTTGAACGTTACGCACTGTATCAAAGCCATCACCTGCTGTATCAAGTGTGACTTCATTCATGCGTCTTAGTAATTCATTAACTAGCGATACGTAAGTAGCCATAGAGTTATCCTACCCTTAAGTAAGCTGAAGGGCCAGCCTCCTAAGAGACCAGCCCGACAGACTAAGTGCGATTAAGCAGCGTTGTAGTTTGCTGTGATAAGAGCCTCTGGGCGCAGGATCTTGCGGCCATAGAGGTGCATACCACGAACAATATCAGCAAAGCTGTCTGGATCACGGTAGTTCTCAACTTTGTTGATCTGCTCAGCAGAAGCAACAGCATCGTCCTGACCAGCTACGATAACACCGAAGTTGGTAGCCTGTGCAGTTGTACCAGTTGTACCAGCGCCTGTACCGAGGTAAGGCAGGTTGTTAGATACATATACACGGAAGCCATGCAGGTTGTTCAGAACCAGACCATTCATGAGACCCGAACCACCGAAGTCGGCGTTCAGTACACGAGAGTCTTCGTCTTTCAGCATCTCAACAAACACTGGATCGACAACAATCCAACGGCCACGTGAGTCAACGTTCTGTACGTCCAAACGACGAGCCATACGAGCGATGACCGACAAAGGAGAAACAGTTGTTGCAGACAGTGCAGTTGCACCGGGCAAACGTGGAGCCAGTGGGATGGAGTCACCCGCAGTAGCTGTAGCAGAGATAGTCAAGTTACCGAAGTCTGTTGCGTCCAATTTGTTGGTTGCAAGCAGTTCGTCAGTACCAGCAGCAGCATTGGCTTTATCGCCAGAAGCTGTTGTGTTGACGGCCCAAGAGCCAGCGCCACCAGCGTAACCAGACAAGTAACCCAAGCACTCTTCGTCCATTGCGTCAGCCATCTTATAAGCAGCACGATCAGCAGCCAAAGAGGTGAAGTCAACGTGAGAGAATTGCTCTTCAATGTCATCCATTTTGAAAGCAAAGTAGTTAGCTTTGTCAATGGTGAGAGAGAAGTCTTGGTCATCCAGTTTCTCTACAGAGATACCTGTGTGACGCTGCAGAGCGTTGACGGTTACGTCAGGCTCTTTTTGGATACGTACTGTATCACCTTGGTTAGCAATCTCGCCGAAGTAAGAGTTGTTAGTTACAGCGTTAGTTACTGCAGTTTTGCGCAGAGCGATCTGAGCTTGTTTGGAGTAGATAATAGGAGAGAAGCTCCCGTTAAATCCACCACCAGCGGAAGTAATAGCCATGATTGATTCCTTTCAAAGATATGGCGTGAAGATAGACACTACATACCCACTTGAAAGAGGCTCGTCTTAGTAGGGTAGTCAGCGTTGCTCTAAGGATGGCCGTCCGTTGAGCGCTGGGCCTATAGTCTGAGGTAGTTCTTTTGGTGTGGCTAGTGCTTAGTTAAAAGCATGTACATATATTACACTGTACATGCCTATAGTTTTACTTACAATGAAGTCTTTGTCAAGTTATTTCTTTGACATATCGTAAATAAACTTTCCTTGGCGCTGGGCTTCAAAGATATCCTCAGCACGTTTCTCGTATTCCTTCATAGACATCTTAGCTACCTGTGATTCACGTAGGTAGTTAGATGATTCTTCGTGGTTAGGTGAAGTAGTACGTTTAGTTGTTACAGAAGCCGCTGCGCCCTTGTCAGAGCTGGATGCTTTCTTGTTTGTAATACCTTTATCACTCTTGTACAAGTCAATCACACGAGCTACAGACTTAGCGTCTTCAGAGTTCTCGTATAGTGCGTCTTGTACCCACTTAGGTTGTTCTTCTGCCCAGTTATGGAAGGCATCGTCTTTACGGATGTCACCAAAGTCAGGATGCAGTGCAGCAAGCTCAGCTTCAGCCTTCTCACGTTTAGCTGTGGTGCGAAGCTCTTCGATCTCCTTCAAGCGTCCATCCAAGTCAGCTGAACGCTCACTGGCTTTCTTGTCAGCGATAGCCTCAACAATACCAGCTACATCAGGATACTTCTTAGCCCATGCTTCGATGTCCTGTTCTGACTTAGGGAGTACAAGCTCATTCTTAGCAGCTGCGTTTAGTTGAGCTTCCAGTTGTTCAAACTTAACCTTCCACTCCTGCTCTTTGTCTTGTACATGGCGGCGTAGATCACCATAACGCTTCTTGAAGTTCTTCTCTTCTGCGCTCAGCTCTGTATCATCAGACTCTTCTGTAGATTTAACTTCTGCTTTACGTTCTTCTACAGGTTCAGCTTCTACAGCAACCTCTTCTTGTTGAGGCTCTTCTTCTTCAGTATCATCAATGACACCTGCCTGCTGTAGTAGCTCTTTTAGTTCTGCCTCATCTCGTGCAACACGTTTAGCGTTGCGCTCATGTGACATAGAGTCTGTCTTGATAAGTTGTGCTTCCGACATTTGTTAGTCCTTTTATGTGGGGCCAGCGTTATTGCTGGGTAGCCTTATAGTTAGTGTTGGTAGTCTTACTTTTTCTTCTTTTTCTTCTTTTTCTTCTGCATCAAGCCACCTTTATTCAGTCCAGTAATACCAAACGATTCATCTAAGGAAGCACCGCCCTTCTTCTCTTCTGAGCTTAGGCTTTTTGTAGCAGTCTCAGCAGCAGCTGTTTTGTAGTCAGTACTTTTACCTGACATTCCCTTTGAGACGTTAGACTGGCCTACTGAAATCTCTGAAGATCTATCTGAACGGCCTGTGCTACTTAGAGTAGATGTCCTATCATCACCTTTTTGAGCTTGTACCTTTGCAGCAGCGGTGGGTGCTTGAGTAGTAGCATCTGATTTGTCCAAACCAAAGAAGCTCTTAAAGGGTGTAAGAATAGTATCAAAGAAGTCTTTTTCTTCAGGAAGATCTACTTTCTTCTCTTTCATAGCTTCTACGATTTGACTCTCAGCAAACTTTGTTGCACCCATACCAACTAAGCCTATAACAGGATTTATCATAGACATACCTCTCATGATACTTCTTGCCTTCTGGTTATCCTCATAGGCTTTCTTTAGCTCATCTGGGGTCATCTCTCGGTAAGGTTTACCTGCTTTAGCTTGGGCAAATGTACCACCACCGCCATCGCCACCACCACCAGTATCTTTAGATACAGAAGTTTCTGTAGTAACAGCTACAGGTGTTTCCCTGTAACCCGAAGCCAACAGTTCATCGTATTGAGCCTGTTGTGCAGGCAGAGTAACAGTAGCTACCTGACCAGAAGGCCCATATAGAGTTACAACTCGTACACTCTGCTCTGTTTGTTGACTGGTTTCGGCCCACGGATTAAAGTTAGCCCAGTCTCTGTTCATCATGCCACCATCTGCGTAACCTGCGTTGCCAACAGCTTTAGGTGCGCCAGTGTTATACATAGCCTGTTGTTGCATGTATGGGTCTGTCTGTGAGGTTTCTGTAGGCTGTTGTACGAAGCCACCTACTGCCATCATCATGCTGTCAAGCTCTGCCTGTTCTTCAGGGCTAAGCTCTTGACCGCCACCCATCTCAGGTCCAGCTACAGGTTCACCACCAATGCGTCCGTCTTGCTCCATGCGTGACAGGCCCATCTTAGCTTCATTACGTAGATCTTCAAAGAACTTCATACCATAAAAACGCAGTACATCAGCAGGTACAACGTACTCGCCTTCACTTAGCATAGCAGGAATGTCATCACGTACTTCTTCTGGCAAAGAGCCGGGAGGTACATCGTTACCACTCACAGGGTCTACACGTTCAGCCTCTGTAAAGGCCATTTCCATTTGTTCATCCATTACTGCTCCACCTTCATTAAATTTTAAAGACTCACTTCTTTCTATGGCAGAATTTATAGCGCCCTTTTTAGTTTTGTGAGTGCTTGTAGGTTCTATAACTTCCGCATCCAACATCATACGAAGCATGTCATCATCGTAGGCGTATCCATTATGGATAGTGGGTACGTTAATCCACTTCCCTTTATACTCAAATGTAGTAGATTTTTCAGACACCATTTCACCATCAGGTGTTTCGTATACCTCACGACCAGCCTGAGTCTTTTTACCTTTAGAGTTACCTACTTCAGCCATTCGCTTTATCCCTCAAGTATTTAAGTCTGCGTAGTGTTGCTATAGAGCCTTGCGCCCTGTTTACCTCAGCGATACTCTCTGCTTGTTCTAGGT